CAACCCTCTGCGTCGGGCCTACCAGCAGTCACCCTGGGCACGCAGCTGACCCAGATCCCGCAAGCGGCCAGCTCGGCCAATACGCCGACCTTCACGCTGGCGACAACCGCGCTGGCCTTGCGGTCCTTCACCTTCGATGCGGGCTGCGAGGTCAAACCGCGGTTTCTGGTGGGGTCGGAACAGATCCTGATCACCGATGCCGCCGAAAGCATTGATCTGCAGATCGAGGCTGTGGCGCTGGCGACCTTCAACCCGTTTGCCCTGGCGGCGGCGGCCACGCCGATCGCAGTCTCTCTGGTCCATGGGGTCGGTGCGGGCAAGATCACCACCCTGTCGGTTCCGGCCGCCCAGGTCATGCGCCCCGATGGGCTGGAGGAGCAGGACGGCCTCGTTGAGTGGAAGCTCAAACTCACGCCGCTGCCGACCTCTGGCAATGACCAGTTCACCCTCGCCTTCACCTGATCGGAGCTCCCATGAAAATCATCAAAAACCGCCCGTTTAAAGCCACTGTAAAGGTGGCTTTCCCCGGCGATGCCTACAGCGCCGACGACAGCTTTGTCGGCCACTTTGTTGCCCTGGACCGCGAGACCTTGAAGGAATTGCAGGGGGTGCTCCACACCGAAGAGGGCCAAGATGCCTACCTCGATCAGATTTTCACGGGCTGGGAAGGCTTGGTGGACAGCACCGACGCGCCGTTTGAGGTCACGCCCGAGAACCGCAAAGGCCTGCTGAGTGATTTGCCAGTGCGCCAGGCCATCATGCGCAGCTACGCCGAAGAGATAGTGGGTCTGCGCCGGGGAAACTGATCTGGGCTGGCCGTGGCTGGGCGCGCGGTGACTTTGCCCGCAAATCTGGCACCCCCAGCCCCGAAGAACAGGCCGTCAAAAGCGCCGCCTTTTTCGGCCTGGCCCTGACCCTGACGCTTGATGCAGAGGCCCAGCACGAGGGCCTTTGGCACGATCACCTGGCGGCCTGGACCGCCTGGTGTGCGATTTCCGGGCAGTGGCGCAGCGTCGCCCTGTCCGGGAACTGGGGGGCGAAAGTGATCTGGCTGGGCATCGACTACACCGCTGCCCGCGCCGCCCTGGATCTGGCTGGGCTGAGGGTGACGCCCGAAGTCTGGGACGAAGTGCGCACCATCGAAGAGGGTGCCGTTGAGGAAATGAACCGCCATGGCTGATATGCGCATCAGTATGATGATCGAGCTGAACGCGCAGCGTGCCCGCGCTGAGGCGGCCGCTCTGCGCGCAGAGATCGACCAGGTTGGTAAGACGGCCGATGCGGCGGGCCGCGCCTCTGGGTCAGCGGCAGGCGGCATCGATCGGCTTGGTGCTTCGGCGCAGACGGCGGCGGCCAATGCGTCAACGGCGGGGGATGCGGCCAAAGACTGGGCCAGCGCCATCGATGTCATCCGGCAGGCCATCAACCCGCTTGAGGCCGATCTGGTCGAGACGCTGAGAGAAATGCGCAATATCACGGTGGCCGAAGAGATCGGTGCCTTGACCGCCCGCGAGGCCGCACTGGCGCATGATCAGCTGATGCGCTCCGTCACCCAGTTGCGCGGCACGATCGAAACCGCAAACGCCGGTTATGACGCCAACGGCGCGGCCATTGCGCGCGCCGAAACTGCGATGCAGCGGATGATCGCGGCCAACACCGGCATCGCAAGCAGCACGTCGGAATCGATCGCGGCCGAGCTGAAGCGGGGATATGCCCTGGACGAGCTACAGGCCCGTTTCGATCCGCTGTTTGCGGCCTCACGTCGCTACGAGCTGGAGCTGCGCGAGATCAATGATGTCGAACACCAAGGCACCCTGACGGCGGCGGCAGCCGGGGCGGCACGCGAACGCGCAGCGGCAGGGATGGCACCCGCCCTGCGCCAGATCGGCGGCGCGGCACAAAGTTCGACCGCCTATGTCGCCCAACTGGGCTATCAGGTTAACGACATCGGCGTCATGCTGGCATCCGGTCAAAATCCCCTGGTGCTGGCGATGCAGCAGGGCACGCAGGTCAACCAGGTGTTCGACCTGATGCGCGAGAAAGGCCAGTCGGTTGGGCAGGCGATCAAATCGTCGCTATTGAGCATGGTCAGCCCGATGAACCTGCTGACGATCGGTGCAATTGCGCTCGGCGCCTATGCGGTGCAAGCGTTTATGGGCACCTCTCAGAGTGTTGATACCGCGAAGGATGCGATCGAGGCGCTGACCAATCAAACCCGCGCCTACAGTGCCGCAGCGAGTGCGGCAGCTCGGCCGACGCAGGATTTGAAAAAGGAGTTTGGCGAAGCAACCGCCGAGGCCCGTTCGCTTCTGGCGGAGATTGCTCAATTCGAGGCGTGGAAGGCCAGCAAGCAAGTTTCAGCGGCGAGCGGCGCTGTTCGCGAAGCAATTGGCATCAATCTCTTCAACGACGATTTCGCCAACCAGAAAGACCTTATTGATCGGCTCGGCCTGAATACCTGGGAGCAAAGCGCCTGGGATACCGTTCGGGGCATTCAGGCGGCATTCAGGACGCTGCGCGACTCGGACATGATTTCTGACCAGGCACAGCGGATTGAGGCGCAGATCGGTGCCCTGAAAACTCTGCGCGATGAATGGTCGCAAGCCTCCAGCATGGACGGTAAGCGTACCCAAGACGAGACGAACATTCTCGCGCTGTTGAACGAGCAGCTGCTTGCAGTGATGAAACAGCGGACCGAGCGGGCCGCGATGTCTGCTGATCTGGCTATTCGGTCTGTCGAAGACGCCCGCGCGGCCGGTATTGAAAACACCCGGATGGGTGGGCCGACGGTTGCCGATCGACCGGCGCCACGTTCCGTCGATGGAAGAACCGGAGAGGCAATTCGCGACGCGAATGCTCTGATCGAAGCCGCACGTCAAGAAAACGAGCTGGCCCGCCTGAAGCTGGTCTATGGCGAACGAAGCGTGGAAGTGCGCGCCGAAGAGCAGCGTCAGGCCATGGCGGCGGTCGAGACGCGTATCACCGAACTGGGCATCGATCGTCAGGGCTTGCAGGCAGCGGCAATGCGGACGGGCGAGGCCGTCAAACTGGCCCTGGCCGAGGGCAACCGGATTGCCGCGCAGCGCACGGCCACAGACCAGCTGCGCGACCAATACGCCACCCAGGCGCGGATCGTGGAGCTGTCGGCGAAATACGGCGCTGACAGTCTTGAAGTGGCCTATGCCCGCGCGGCGGCCGAGCGCGAGACGCAAGTGGCGCTGCTCGCGTCACAAGGCATCGCGGGCAAAGAGGCGGATGAGCTGATGCGCGGCTGGGACGCCGCACAGGGCATCGCCTCGGTCAACATGGCGGCGGGGATCAGCGATGCCGCCGATGCAGCGATGCTGCTGGCCTCGAGCCTGGGCGTGTCGATGCAGAATGCTTTGGGCCTGATGGGTCTGGCGGCTGGTGCGTCGAAAAAGACCGCCGATGCCGGATTGTCTTATGCCATTGGTTCGCCCGAGGCGGCGGCTGCCGCCGCTGCGGCGGCGCAGGTCACCCTGGGCTATGGCGACAATCCGGGCACGTCTTATAAGGCGCCATCCTTCGCCGCCGAAAAGGCCAAGGGCGGCGGCGGAAAGGGTGCCGAGACCAGTGGCGTTCTGGCGCTGATCGAAGCGCAGCAGCGCGAGTTGGCGATCCTGCGGGAGGTCGACCCGGTCAAACAGGAGATGCTGCGCAATTCTGAGGCGCTGGCAAAGGCATCGCTGGCCGAACGCGCCGCCGTCGAGACGCTGATCCGCACGCGCGTCGCCGAAGAGTCTGCGCTGGAAAAGGTGCGCGATGCGCAGAATGCCATCGGGGAAACCGGGAAGTCACTTTTCGTCGGTCTGGCCAACCAAACCATGACTTGGGTCGACGCACTGGACACCGTCCTGTCGAAACTCGCCGAAATGGCGGCTTCATCGGTCTGGGACATGATCTGGAATGGTCAGGGCGGCTCCGGTGGACTGGGCGCTTTGGTGACGGACTGGCTGGGCGGCAGCATCCTGGCCAAAGCGGATGGCGGGCGTATTTCCGGGCCAGGCGGCCCCCGCGATGATGCAATTCCGGCCTGGGTGAGCAATGGCGAATATATCGTCAATGCCGCCGCCACCGCGCGCGCCTTGCCGCTTCTGGAGTTGATCAATGCTGGTGTGCCGGTTGATCGGCTGGTCGCAGCCATTGGCGGGCGCGGCATGGCCTTTGCCGACGGCGGCTATGTGACCGTTGGGTCATCGGCCCCGGCCTGGGCAAGGTCGGCGGATGGCAATTCGTCCGGCCAGACCAGCAACAATCGCCCTATGCAGGTGCAGATCAACAACTATGGGTCAGATCAGATCGAGGCGCAGCAGACGACTGGCCCGGACGGCGAGGAGATCATCGCGATCACCGTCGGCAAGCAGATGAGCCGGGGGCGCTTTGATAAGCAGCAGCGGGCTCGCTACGGCACAACGCCGCAGGTGGCCCGCCGATGAGCACGCTCATGACCGTCTGGCCCGCCGGATTTCTGCCTGCCCCCAAGCGCGATGCCTGGGAAGGCGCACCGTTTGACAGCCGCGCCGCGTTCGAGCCCGAGGATGGCCCGCCGATGTTTCGCGCGCGCGTGACCGCCGAGGCATGGCAGTTTTCCGGGGTGTTCCCGACTGTCAAACTGCCCGAGCGCGACGCCTTCTTTGCCTTCTGGGATGAGATTCAGGCCGGAACGTTGCCCTTCCTGTGGCGCGACTGGGCCTATGGCGGCGGAATCCGCAAGTGGCAGTTTGCCAAGGACAACGCCTATCGCATCGCCCAGGTGGCGCATGGCTCCTGGGATATCCGCGTCGCAATGATCCGCTTGGCCTCGACGCCCTGGTGGGCCAGCCTGATCCCGGCCGACCGGCTGGTGGCGCCGGTTGCGGCCTATGACATGGCGCGCGGGCTTTATCACAATGGCACAGCCCAGATTGGGGCCACTGCAGCGATCAGCGGGGCACCTGGCATCATCCGTGCGCATGGCACCTGCGATGTGCGGCTGCTGACCGGCGCGGGGGTTGCGACCGTGCTCTTGTCGCAAAACATGACCGCTGGCTGGTGGCCCGGATCACCGCCCGTAGGCCTTGCCTCGATTACCGTCTTTGAAGCGGGGGCCTTGGCATGAGCCGCGTGATTGATGCGGAGATCCGCGCGGACCTTGAGGCGACCGCCTCGCCGCATGTGCAGCTGGTGTTCGTGAAGATCGAACATGCCAACCTGCCCGAGCCGCTGCGCTATGTCTCGGATGCGCTGGATTACATGCGCGACGGCGAGCTTTGGCAGGGCGTGCTGTTCAACGCCACTCTGCCCGGTGAATCGGACGAGGCCCCGGCCGCGACCCTGACGATCCCGAACACCAATCCCGCCGTCGGCGCGGGGTTGCGCACCCTCGTCAACCGGGCCTGGGTGACGCTGGACGTTGTCAGTTCCGCTGATTTCGACGTCACGGTCGAGCCGCGCGTGCCGCTGGGGCTGGTGCGTCCGATCTATCCGGCGATCCGCTATGAGCTCGTGGATATAAGCTGCAATGCCGCCGAAGTGTCCGGCCGCTTGATGACGCGGGATTTTGCGCAGGAGCCCTGGCCTTGTGTGTTTGCGACGCAAAGCCGCTTTCCGGGGTTGTTCCGATGACGCGGCCCCAGATCATGCGCCCCTGGTGGGAAAAATATATCGGCCTGCCGTTCGGTGACGGGCCGGGCGAGGTTACCTGCTGGGGCTTGCTGCGCGCGATCTATGCCGCAGAGCTGAAGATCGATCTGCCCAGCTACGGCGAGATCAGCGCCCGCGACCTCTTGCGGATTGCGCGCACCATGGAGGCCCATAAGGACGACGGTTGGCGTGTGCCAGCGGCACCGCGCGCCTTCGACGGCGTTTTGATGCGCGGCCATTCCGGCGCTGCTCGCGTGGTCCACGTCGGCGTGCTGATTGATCCTGCGCGTCTGATCCATGTCGAAGAGGCCAGCGCCGCAGTGGTGGTGCCGGTCACACATTGGACGGTCGCCCGCCGCATCATCGGGTACCGGAGGCATGTCGCAGCATGACGCCGATGAAGGACAGCCAGATCCTCTGCACCTGGCGCGACAGTTTCAGCGGCCTCTCCCCGGTCGTGGATTGGCAGCCGCCGGGGCTGACGCTGCAGGAGCATGTGGCGCGGTTCCGCAGTCTGCCCACCGACTTTGCCCAGCATGGGGTCATCGCCCTCAATGGCCATATCGTGCCGCCCGAGCTGTGGGCGCGTATCCGCACCCGCGCGCCGGTCGCGGGCCGCGCGATCGAGCTGACGTTTCACCTTGCCCCGCGCGGTGGCGGTGACGGGGCGGGCAAGAAGATCCTTGGCCTGATCGCGTCAATCGCACTGAGCCTTGCGGGCGGCTGGATCATCGGCGGCGGTCTGGCAAAAGCATTCGGCATGACGGCGTTTTCGGCGGGCAGCACGCTGGCCTATGCCGCCGCTGCCGGGGTGCAGCTGATTGGCTCGGCCCTCATTTCATCTCTCGTGCCGCCGCCCACGCTCAGCACCGATCAACGCAATCAGCGCATCCGCAATGAGGGAGCCGCCTCGGTCTCGGGCAACATCATCGATCCCAATGGCCCGCTGCCGCGTGTCGTCGGCGAGCGCAAAGTTTTCCCGCCACTGGCGGCCGAGCCGCTGCTCTATTTTGACGGCGTCGACGAGGTGGTGGAGGCCTGCTACGCGCTAGCAGGCCCGCACAGGCTGACGGATATCCGTATTGGTGCTGCCGCTGCCTCGGGCCTTGCGGGCTGCGAAATCGAGACCCGCGCTGGCTGGCCCGGCGATGCGGCCCTGACCCTGTTGACGCGCCAGGCACGCACGGAATCGGTGCAGTCCGAACTGACCGGCCACACCGTCGACGGCGATGACGGCGCACAACTGGACCCGACGCTGGACCGCGCGCTGGCGCTGCCGCAGCCCTTGGTGCTGGCCACGCGCTCGGCCCCCGACGAGCACCAGCTGCAGATCATCTTCGGTCAGGGGCTGCATTATCAGGGCTCGGATACCACCCGCATGCGGGTGCCACTGCGGCTGCGGCTGCGCCAGCGGGGCAGTGACACCTGGATTGCCCTGCCGGAACTTCATTTTCAGGGGGCATCGCTGCGGCAATTGCGGGCGACGATCCGGCTGATCTGGTCGGCCGAGGTGCCCGCGCCGTCCGCCGCACCGACCGTGGGTTGGGTAGAGGCGCGCGTTGCAGCGCCCGATCAGACCATTAGCCCTGAGGAAGGTGGCTGGGCCGCTGCAGCGGCGTTCGTCGGCGCAGGTGACGGCTGGATGGATGCAAACAATCTGGGCACCACGGGTGTTGTCGGTGTGGCGCTGGATCGCCACGAGGCGCGGATCCATCTGGACCCGGCAATCTTTGCCCCCGGGCGCTGGGAGATCGAAATCATCCGTGGCGCCAGCATCGACGCCGCCGATTATGACGAGGCTGCCTATACCGTTGGCGGCAGCGTCTGGGCGCTGTTTGGCGCGCGCGCGTCCGGTGCAATCGTGCGGTCGCGCGATGGCACGGCCGATACGCTATACATGCTGCGCTCGGTCTCGATCTGGAACGCGGCCCCCGTGGTGGCGGGCGACGTGGCCCTGATCGCCCTACGCGCGCGCAACCGCGCGCTGGATGCGGTTTCGGTCGTGGCGGGCGGCTGGGTACAGGACTGGGACGGAACCGACTGGCGCGATTGGGTGGTGACCTCCAACCCCGCGCCGCATGTGCGCGATATGCTGGCGGGTCGGTTGAATGCCGACGCGCTCGATGCCCCTGCCATCGACACAGACGGGCTTTTGGAATGGCGGGCGCATTGCACCGCCGAAGGTTACGCGGTCAATGCGGTGTTCGAAGGCAAGAGCGTGGCCTCGGCCTGCGAGGTGGCGGCCTCTTGCGGGTTTGCCCGCCCGCTGCGGTCGGACCTGTGGGGCGTGGCAATGGACCGTGACCGCACGGCGGATGCGCCGGTGCAGCTGTTCACGCCGCGCAACTCCGCCGGGTTCGGCTGGCGCCGCGCCATGCCGCGCCTGCCCGATGGGTTGCGCATTTCGTTCCGCGACGCCGCCGACGACTATGATGCGCGCCAGATCACAGTGATCCGCCCCGGCGGGCGCGACAGCGGCACGTTCGAACAGGTCGAATATGACGGCCTGGTCACTGAGGCAGAGGTGCGCCGCCGCGCCGACTATGACCTCGCACAGCCGACGTCGCGCGGCACCTTCTACTCCTTCGATGCGCCTGCAGAGGCCATCGTGTGCCGCATGGGTGATGTGGTCGCGGTCCAACATGACACGATCTGGTCGCATGGTGGATCGGGTCGGATCGACACCGTCTGGCTGGATGACGACTCCGACGTGGTCGCCATCGATCTGGATTGCGAGGTGCCGATTTTGGCCCGGCCGGGCTTTGCAGCCCTTGCCGACTTTGGCGCGGTTGAGAACGTCTCGCTGATCGGCGCCAGCACCTCGGCCGTGATCCGGCGCCAAACAGGCGACATCACCATTCATCCACTGATCGGTGACGGCGTGACCAGTCATCTGGAATTTGCAGCCCCGATCAACCCGGCCGGGATATTCGAGGACGTACTCGTCACCGTTGGCCTGACCACCCGTGAGACCCTACGGGGCCTCGTTTACAGCATCGAGCGGCGTCAGGATTTCCGCGCCGCCATCACCCTCATCGACGAAGCACCCGAGGTTCTGAATGGCTAGCCGCACGCTTTATTCCGAAACATCATCGCCGATGCCCAACGGGCTGCAATTCCTGACGCAATATGCCGATCGGATGATGCAGCTCTTTGGCGCGGCGATCTGGCCGCTGACCAGCGTGGGCGGCACCGGCGATGTGGTGACCGCCACGCTTGATCCGCCGCTCGTCGCGGGCCTGGTCGAGAACATGCGCTTTGCGATTACCTGGGCGACGACGAACACCGCCGGGATGACGCTGGCCATCGACGGTGGCGCGGCGGTGCCGATCCTTGATGTTGCGGGTGCCGCCATGGCTGCGGGATCGGCTCCGGCAGGCAGTCGCGCGTTGCTGGAATATGTCGGCGGGTCATTCCGGGTGATCAATCAGCTGGTGGTCGCAGGCCAGAACGGACCGGTCCACACCGTATTTACTGCCTCGGGCACCTGGTCCAAACCAACCGGCTACGCCGATGATCATCCCGTGCTTGTGCGCGCCTGGGGCGCGGGCGGTGGCGGTGGCGGCCATGCGACTACCGCAGGTGGCGGTGGCGGGTGCAACTATGCGGAGTGGGTGTTTCGCTATGCGGACCTGCCCTCGACAGTTTCAGTTTCTATCGGTGCTGGCGGTGTTGGCAAATCTGGTGGTGACGGGTCTGGCGGCAATGGCGGCAATTCGACGTTTGGTTCGTTGTTGGAGGCATTCGGCGGCGCAGGCGGCACGTCCGCCTCTGGCGGCGGCGGCGGTGGCGAACTGGCAGCGGCGACCGGAATATATGGCGCCAAAGTTGGCGGCGGCCAAGGGGGCGGTTCCTCGACCACCATCCATGCTGCGACACTTTGGGGTGGCGGCGGCGGCGGCGACGACACCGGCGGTGGATCGGCCGTTTTTGGCGGCGGCGGTGGCGGTGGCAGTTTCGTGGGCAGCTCGGGCGGCACCTCAAAATTCGGGGGCAACGGGGGCGGCATCGGTGCGGCAGGCAGTGCCCCCGGCGGCGGCGGTGGGGCTGGATATTACGTGACCGGTACTAACGGCGGCGCCGGGGCCCGGGGCCAAGTGGAGGTTTGGATTCTATGATGCGCCTGGCAGAGATCATTGACGGGGTCGTTGTCAACGTCATCGTGGCCGACGCGCGCCCGGATTGGGCGGTAGACTGGCCCGAGGCAGGCGATGCCTCGCCGGGCTGGCAGCTGGTCGATGGGCAGTTTGTGCCACCCGCGCCGCCCGCCCCATCGCTGTCAGACCTGCCTCCCGTCAGTTTGGCACAGATCGTCACAATCCTGATCGAGGACGGGTTTCTGACCGAAGCCGAAGCCACGGCGTGGATGGCGGGCACACTGCCCACCGCTGTCAGCACGCTGATTGACACGCTGCCTGCGGATCAACGCGTCTATGCCCGACTGCGTGCCGCACGGCCCACAGACGTGCGCGCCGCAGATCCGCTGATCCTCGCTTTGGCGGAGGGCATGCAGGCGGACGAGGCCGCAGTGATCGACTGGTTTGGGCGCGCCGCCCGATTGGGCACAGGAGTCTGAGATGGTCGACTTTTGCACCCTTTCCGGCACACTCGTAGCGCCCGATGGGCAGGCCTTCGGGTTAGCGCGTGTCATCCTGCGGCCAAAATCCACGGTGCCCAGCATCGCCACATCAGGATCCATCGTGGCGCCGGTGGTCCCGGAGCCAGCAGTGACCGATGAGGACGGCGGCGTATCCCTCCGGCTGGCACCTGGTTACTATAAGGGCGACGCGTCGATCCCATCTGGCAAATCGTTTGTGTTTGATCTGGCCGTGCCAGACCTGCTCAGCGCCCCGTTGGAGGACTACATCGGCGCGATCGACGTGGAGGTCCAGACGAGCGCGCAAAAAGCGCGGGACGATGCGCAGGCTGCAGCGGAAGTGGCGCAGGGGGCGCTTGATGAGATCAGGGCCGGGGGCGGACCGGTCAGCCTGGGGGGGCCCCAGGTGCTGATCAACAAGACCATTCTGAGTCTACTTCTGACAGGCGCGCCGCGCGCCAACGGCTTGACGGCCGAGGGGCTCGGTCAGTTTCTGACAGATCTCAAATTGGGCCCGGTGTTCGCGTCGCGGGCCGAGGCCCTGGCGCCGTCGTCTGGCCAGACCGGCTCGGCCTGGACGATCTCCGTGGTCAATGGGTCGGGCGCGCTGCTGACCTATATTTACGATGCCGATGGCACGGCTCTGATCACCGGTGACGGCCGGCATTGGTCGCCGGGAGGGGTGCCTCACCCGCGCCACTGGGGCGCCCCGTTGAATGGCGTCGATGACGATACCGGGGCTTTGCGGGCGCTCCACACCTATGCCAATGGCAAGCAGCTGGAGGTCAGCTATGCCGGGGTGGCCGTGATCTCGGTGGAGGCTGACGCGCAAATCGTCGTCAATACCAGTGTCGACTGGGCGGGTGTGGTGATCAGGGCGCGCAATGGGTTCGTGGCAACACCGTCGGCCAGCACGACAACCTATATGTTCCGGATTTTTGACGCCGATACGCCGGTGGAAACCGGGTCCGCCACCAGCCTGACCGCAACGAATTTGCAGGCAGGCAGCCGCACACCCACCGCGGACTTCTTCTTGGGCATGGGCTACTGCCTCATCTATGCGAATGGCGGCACCGGGCGAATCATTCCTGGGCGCGACCGCGCTACGCCGCGCGAATATCTGCAAGGCTTCGCGGTGACCAAGCTGGGCGTGGCGGCAACGCCGCTGGCCGTCAGCATCAGCGGGGCAACTTCACTGTTCTACCGCCGCCGGGCCATGTCGCCGCGCGGACGCATCACGCTGCGGAATATTAACATCGACCCGACGACGTTTAACTCGGCGTGCATCATCCACATTGAGCGCAACAACGTCGAAGTGACCGACGTACAAGTGCTGCCCGCCCCCGATGACCCCAACACATTCAACCGCATCATCGCGGCGGATGATGCGGCGTGGGTGATGGTACGAAATGTGACCGCGACCGCGCAACCCACCGGCGGCGATGGCGGCGGCACGTATCTATTGAGATTCCGCAATTGCGCCGAGATAATCTGGGAGAACGTGAACGGCGTGCAGGGTTGGGGGGCCACCGGGTGCGACGAGATCAACGGGCTATATGTTGAGAACTGCAACCTGAACCGGATCGATACCCATTCTGGCGCATTCAACATCTGGGTCAACAATTCGACCTTGCAGGAGATCGGGTGCCGGTTTGGCTGGGGTGGCGGGTTCTACCGCATCACCAACAGTGTCTTCTTCAACTGCCCGGCAATCAGCACGCGGCCCGACTACGGCGGGTTCTTCTTTGGCGATATCATGATCGTCGGCAACCAGTTTGAGAGTTCGGCCTTCCAGATCAAACTGGCATCTCTGGGCGGCGACACTCCGATCGGCGTCAGCGGCTTTGATCTACCGTCCTGCTATTCGATGATGATCGCGAACAACCAGGTCAGCGCCCTCGACACGGGGTCATACCGGGAGGTGATGGCGTTCGAGTTCAAGATCAATCCGGCGCTGGCGGCGGGCGGGATCGTGCGGGCGCCCCGGTCTGTCGTCATCGACGGCATCGACTGCGGCGGCAACTGGCGATTGACCACATGGCTCGATTACGAGAACGCCATCAAAGACGCGGGCCAGAACGATGTTCCCCGCTTTGCCCTGCGTGACTGTTCACCCTCGGCGAAAGTCATCTCAGAAGCCGGATCGGTCTATGTGCCGCCGAACGTGGTGGCCGGGGCGGGATCGGCGGTCGATATCTCTGTCGACAACGTCAAGAACTGCAGCCTGAACACGTCTGCTTCGGCGCGGTGTACGCATCAGCTGACGAATTCGACCTGGACGCATCTGAAGGTCGGAACCAATCGCAAAACCCGGATCAACGGAGGCGCGCTCCTGGAACCCACGCTGTTTGGGGCAGAGGTCAAATCGCCCTTGGGCAGCGGCATGTCGGGTGTCGCAGAACTCTATACTGCCTTGCTCAACGTCGGCGTTGAGAGTTCCGCCTGGGATCTGTCGACCGTTGCGATTTCCTCGGGCACCTACATGCGCGCAGGGATCACCCCGACGCTGCCATCCGGCGCCACTGCCACCACGATGTTTACAGGGTTCCAGAAGTCAGGATTCTGACGATCTGACGACGGCCTGAAGGGAGGCCGGGGGGTGCTGCAAACACCCCCCAACACGGGGAAAAGGCCTCAGAAACCACCCCGCCGACCAGCATAGCCTTATGGCCGCACCGCCCGTTTCCGGGCAGGCCCAAGAGGCACGATTCGAATGAAGAACCCGTTAACTCCCATTGCCCCCGTGCGCCCGATTGCCCCCTGGCTGGGCGGCAAGCGCAACCTCGCCAAACGCATCTGCGCGCTGATCGACAATGATCCTGGTCACCGCACCTACGCCGAGCCCTTTGTGGGCATGGGGGGCATTTTCCTGCGCCGCAGCCGGGTGCCGCAGGCCGAGGTGATCAACGACCGCGGCCGCGACGTCTACAACCTGTTCCGCGTGCTCCAGGAGCACTACGTCGCCTTTCTGGACCTGCTGCGATTCCAGATCACGACGCAGGCGAACTTCAACCGCCTGGTCGGCGTCGATCCCGACACGCTGACCGATATGCAGCGCGCAGCGCGTTTCCTTTACCTGCAGCGCTGTGCCTTCGGCGGCAAGATCTCGGGGCGCAACTTCGGCCTGTCCACCGATCGGCCGGGCCGGTTCAATCTGACCACGCTCGAGCCCGATCTTGAGGCGCTGCATTCCCGCCTTTCAGGCGTGACCGTGACCTGCCTCGACTTCGCCGAATTCATCCGCAGGGTCGATCGGGCCGACACCCTGTTCTACCTCGATCCGCCCTATTGGGGCTGTGAGGGCGATTATGGCAAGCAGCTCTTCAGCCGCGAGCGGTTCGAGGAAATGGCGGTGGTGCTAGCGTCGTTAAAGGGGCGTTTCATCCTGTCTTTAAATGACGTTGAAGGCGTGCGGGAAACCTTCCGCGCCTTCCGCTTCAGTCAGGTCAAAACGACCTACACCATCGGCGCAAAGGGTGCTCAGCCCGAGCGTGCCGAGGTGCTGATTTCCAACTATGACCTGCCTGCGGTCAAGTGATGCTCAGGGAAGTTCGTTGCTCTGGCTGCACCCGGCTGCTATTCAAGATCGAGGAAGGCGCGCTCACCGGCGCGCTTTCCATCAGATATGATTGGATTGAGGGAAACAGTTGCCTTTGATAGGCTTCGGAAGCTCAATCCACAGAGCACGAAGGCTGAATTTGAAGCTTCCCTTTTCGAGATTTTTCAATGGGCAGCGTACCCACCGCTGGAAAGAGCGTGATAAGACTGTTGATTCCGATGTGGGACGCGATTTGGCCAAACTATATCGCGCAAAACACCGACGATCACTCATGGGAATTGGTGGAGAAAGGGCAAGATCGACAGCAGGCCAAAATCGGCGAGTTGAGACGATTTCTAGGGGACTGTTGCGTGTTGCTCATCGGAAGCGTGCATCGCTGGACAAGCTAGCCGAAGCAACAAAAACGGCGATTCTCCTCGGGCGCCGAAGATCATCGATTTTGATGGATGGTCTTTTGGTTGATCGAGAAAGAAAATGGCGAGACATGCCCGCCAGACTGAGAGCGCGTGAACACCGAAAGCTCGACATACGGCAGTTTTCTTTTTTTGACGAACCTGAAAGCACAATAGAAAGTCTGCACGCTATCGCTGCAGCGGAAGCAGAATGCCTTTCCGGACGTATCA